AAATTAAAAAACGGTAAAATACCTCCACATACGGATCCAAGAAAAGTTGCAATTAATATACCAGTTATTGTAAATAAAAATCAAAAGATATGTATTTACGAAAATAAAGGTGGTGTAGATGTTGAGAATCAACCTGATGGTAACAGACGACTTGCTAAACGATATATACCAGGTGAGGTAATTGAAACCTTTGTATCTGATAAAGTTTTCTGTTTGAATACTGAAGCAACACACGGAGTTATAAATGATGGAGATAAAGATAGAGTTGTATTAAGTCTTAAATTAAAAGATAAATATGATGATTATAATTTAATTAAAAATATGTATAACAATGGACAATTGATATGAAACCAGAAGATAGTAAATTTAAATATGTCTATTGTGATATAGTACATAGATGTAATATGGAGTGTGCTAATTGTTATTTACCTTTTAGACATTATCCAGATTTAGATACAGATAAAGTTATTGACTTTATAAGAAGATTTAAAGTTAAAACTGAATTTAGATTTATTGGTGGGGAACCTACATTACATAAAGATTTACCAAAGATTATAAACGAGGCAGTATCACTTGGTCATAGAACAACTATTGCAACTAATGGATTAAGAATTGCCCATTATAACTATTTAAAAGAATTAAAAGACGCTGGATTAAAAACTGTATATTTAAGTATGACTGGTTTTGATGATGATAAAGTGTACGAAATAACTGATAAATTAAAATGTGCTAAGAAGAAAATGGATGCATTAGAAAATTGTTTATCATTAAAATTACGATTGTCTATTGGTTGTATTGTTATTAAAAATTTAAATGAACATATTATAGATAGAATGGTTGCGTATAAAGATAATAATAAAATGCGAATCGGTACATCTTTTGAGTTTAGGAACGTTGGACAAGTAGGTCGTTATATGGTTGAAAAGGATCAGAATTATAAGTTTGATGAATTAAAACAATTGATATCTGACAAATTTAGTATAAAACCAAATGCTAAATTATTTGAAAATAATCAGTATGCTTGGACGGCAATACACGGAAAATATAGAATAAATATAACTAATTGGGAAGGAGTTGATGAAGGATTTAATGACGAAACAAACGCTAGGCGTGGTAGATTAACTCAAAATTTTGAAGTAGCTCCTTTTTTAGAACATATAAAAGAAAACGAAAATGGATATTAATGAATAAACAACAACTATACTTATGGCTTGTTTTTTGGCCTGTACAAATATTAGCTTTATTAGGAATATTTCTTACATCTCCTAATTGGTTATATCTATTTCTAGGTTGGATAACATTTTGTGGTTTAGGTTCTGCTGTAATTTTACATAGATATGTAAGCCATAGAGCATTTAAATTAAAAAGTTGGTTAAGAAAGCCTTTACTTTTTTTATCAACACTTTGTATTCAAGGCAGTCCTTTATGGTGGTCTGCTGTTCATAGAGGTATGCACCATCCAAATGCTGATAAAGAAGAAGACCCACATAGTCCTAAAGATGGATTGTTTCACGCCTATATAGGTTGGATACATAGTAAAAAGGTTACAGAAGTAAAATCAGATAGGATAAGAGATATAATAAAAGATAGATTTCACATTTGGTTATATAGATATAACAATCACATTATTTGGTCTACATTTATATTAGGTTGTTTAATAAACTTTGAATTTACATTATGGTTTTGGATAATTCCAGCCGCTTGGTCATATCATCAAGAATCTTTAGTAAATGTATTTTGCCATTCAGGAAAAATTGGATACAAATCATATGATACTAACGATAAATCTGTAAATATTCCTTTACTTGCATTATTAACTTGGGGTCAAGCATTACATAATAATCACCATTATGATTATGGTTCATATAATTTTGCTAAAAAGAAAAATGAGTTTGATCCTTGTACGTTATTTTTACCTTTTATAGAGGAAAAGGTTCGCTAGTATCTGATATTTTTTTATAGATAATATGTTGTAGACAATTGTTTTCAGTTCCTTTACATACCCATTTTTTATCATCACATAAAACCCACCCTGGACTATATTCATTAGCTTGTTTAATCCATCTTTTGAGATATAATCTTTTGGTGCCTTCTATAGATATAAAGACATAATCTTTACCTATACTTTTACAATATTCTATTTGGTGGTCGTGTATTAATTTTGATATGATACCAAATGTGGGATTGACCCAATCAAATTTTTTATTTCTTAATAAACGATTAAATATTCTACTAACATTTTTAGGCCAAATAGGTCTACTTAATACTGAAGCGAAAGCTACAATATTGCCTTTATAGACAATTAAAGTAATATCATCTAAACTGTTAAATTTTATATTTTCAGGTGTATAATTACTACTTAACTTATCAGTAGAATTGCTAAACTCATCTAATAATAAATTTAGCTTTTCTTTATAATGCAAGTAATTATGTTTATTAAAAACCTGATATTGGTTTATATCATTTGGAAGCATAATAAAAATTATATATTAGGAAACGTCTACTGTTTCTATTATACCATTTTCATCATTATAAGACATCCTACTATTCTCATAATCCGCACATTTACTATTATCTCTAAAAGGTATATAATCTTCATCATTTGGAAATGTAAAAGACCGAGTTCTTATTAAACCAGTTTCATCATTACCACCACCATTATCTATTATTTTTCCACTATCTTCTGCTTCTTTTATAAATGCCAACATTTCAGCTGAACCTTCGTGAAAGGCAACACCTGTGTTAGGTCTTGTTTGGGTTAAAACTACTGTTATAGCCATATTTTTATCTCCTATATGTATTTATATCTTATAAATAGTATTATGAATAAATTAAATGGAGATATTGTATGATAACAATTGACGGAAAAGAGTATGATGAACAAAAGTTTAGTCCTGAATTACAAAATTACATAGCAGTAAGACAAGAAATTCAAGTAAGCAAGACTAGACATTTAATTGAGATTGAAAAAATAGATGTTTTAACCAAGCATTATAACGAAAAAATAGTCAAGTTGATTAAAAAAGAAGTACCAGAATCCGAGAAAAAATAGATGGCAGCTATAGCTAACCTAACGATAGACCAAGGCGCAACCTTTACTTCCGACGTAACTGTAAAGGACGCTAATGCTCAACCGTTTGACCTAACTGGTTATACGGCACAAGCTAAGATGGCAAAGGGCTTTGCTTCCACACGAACAAGGACGACAATCACCACTACATTACCAAGTAATCCTGCTACAGGCACGGTTACCTTATCATTAACGTCTGCTCAAACAGCAGCTCTTGACGCTGAAAGATATGTTTACGACCTTGAAATAACAAAGGGTACAGAAGTAACCCGAGTTATTGAAGGATTAATTACTGTAAGACCTCAAGTTACTACTTAAATCAACTTCTCTTTGTTATAAATATAAGATAAAAGGGAGAGAGAATGCCTGATATTACAGCAAAAATAAATGTAAATACACAATCTGGTCCACAAGCCGTTTCGGTAACTTTACCATCAGGTCAGGCCGCTCAAAACACCCAATTAAAATTAGCTTTATTAGGAGATGTTGATACTACAACTTTAGAAGATGGTTCAATGATTCAATATAGAGCAAGCGATGGCAAATTTGTAACACGAACAGAAATAGTTACAACAACAGGTACACTATTATTTAACTGTGGGAGTTTTTAAAAAATAGCATATGGCAACAGTAATACAGATAAAAAGAAGTTCAGCAACATCAGCACCAGCAACATTAAAATTAGGTGAATTAGCATATACTTATGGAACAGGTTCTCAAGCAAACCTAGGAGATAGAATCTTTATAGGGGAAGGTGGAGTTGACGGTAACGGTGACGCAAATAATATTTCAGTAATTGGAGGTCAGTATTTTACAGATATGTTAGACCACGTTGCTGGTTCATTAACAGCAAGTGGCGCTGTTTTAGTAGATTCAAATAAAGCAATAGACGAATTCATTGTAGGTAATAATGCAAGTGCAGGTGGACAAATAAAATTTAATGAAGCAACAAATAACGGTTCATCATTTATTGGTCTTAAAGCACCTAACAACGTAACTACAACAACAACATTTACATTACCAGACGGAGATGGTTCTGCTGGTCAGTTTATGAAAACTGACGGTGGTGGAAATTTATCTTTCTCAACTGTTAATCAATTTATAGATTTAGCAGGTGATACTGGAACAGATACTTACAATACTGCTGAAACATTAACTTTTGCAGGTGGTTCAGGAATGTCTACTGTTGTAACTGATAACAATGTAGAAATTCAAGCAACAGCATTAACAAATGCTAACTTATCTGGTACTGCCGCTATTTCAAATGCTAATTTAGAAAATCCAGCAACAACATTAGGATCATCTACATTAACTTTAGGTGCAACAGAAACAGATTTAGCAGGATTAACTTCTATAGTAATTGATGACATTACAATTAACGGTCAAGCAATTACAACAACAGCTGCTAATAAAGATATTCAAATGACACCACACGGAACTGGTACAGTAATTGTTCCTAGTGGTTATGAAGATAGAGCTGGTTTCCAAAACCAATCTCTTGCTAACAAAGCATACGTTGACCAAGTTGCTCAAGGTTTAGATACTAAACCTTCTTGTAGATTAGGTACAACTGCTAATTTATCAGCAACTTATTCAAACGGAACTGCTGGTGTCGGTGCAACTTTAACAGCAAGTTCTAACGGTGCATTATCACTTGATGGATCAACACCAAGTGTTGCAGATAGAATTTTAGTTAAAAATCAAACTAGTGCTTCTGAAAACGGTATTTACACAGTTACAACTGTTGGTGATGGATCAACTGCTTTTGTATTAACAAGAGCAACTCCAGAAGACCAACCATCTGAATTAAGTGGTGGTGCTTTCGTATTCGTTGAAGAAGGAAGTTTAAATGCGAATAACGGTT